GGCCATCCCGGTGATCAGCCGACGCCCGCTGTCGTCATCGACCGCTCGGGCCTCAAGGGTGTCCAGGTGGAACACCCGCTGTTCCTCAAACTGCTGGGCTGCCATCGGACTCCTCCTGTACTTGCGCTTCGAACGGTTGCAGGCCGACCCGCTCCCGAGCCTCGTCCACGGTCATCCAGCCCGCCTGGATCGCCTGCGTCAGCGTGGTCGCCTGGGCGATCAGGTCCGGGGCGGTGAACCTGTCCCACTGGATGCGCATCGTGGTGCCGTTGGGCAGGCACGGGTCGAGGCACTCCATCAGTTGCTGGCCCCAGCCGGTGAGGCTGATGTCGAGCAGTTCCCGGCGCTTCTCGGTGATGTTGGCGTAGGTCAGCGAGGCACCGGCCGACGTGTCGACCCACGACGCCGACAGCCCGAACGCATGCGCCACGTCCACGAGGTGCGAGTGCTTGAGCAGCGTGGTCTCGTTGTCGACCGGCTTGACCTGGATCGGGGTGAAGTCGGCCTGGGCGTTGAGCACCGCCACGCTCTTGCGCTCGCCGCCGTGGGCGTCCATCCACGCCTGCTTCAACTTCTGCGCCTTGTCCTCGCCGAAGTTGGGGGTGAGCACCTTGATGTAGCCCGCCGGGACACCGTTGCCGAACGTGCCGAGTTGGTAGGAGTGGATGCGCGCGCCCAGCCGCAGCGTGTCGAAGTGCCGCAGCAGCACGCCCTCGGGGGCCTGGTCGTCGTTGGGCGGCAGCCCGCGCATGACGAACAGCCGCCAGGTGATCCCGCCGACGTTCACCCGGCCGTCGTAGTCGGTCGGCAGCGGGTTCTCGCCGTAGGGGTCGATCACCCAGTAGCCGCCCTCGTTGGACAGCATGAACGGGTTGAGGATGCGCAGCGTCCCGGCCAGCGGCTGGCCGTCGGCGCCCTCCTGGCAGATGAACGCGCTGCGCCCCCACCAGATGGCGTGGGTGAGCAGCGTCTGGAAGAACGTGTGGGAGGTGAGCCGGTCGGCCCACGGGAAGGCCGACTCCATCGGGCCGGGGATGCCGCCGCGCAGCATCGGGTCTTTGACCCACAGTGGGGTGGGGACGTGGGTCTCGCCCTTCACCACCTGCCACTCGGTGCGCACGATGGGGTTGACGATCACGGTGGTGCAGCGGGTCACGGCGGGCAGGATCGAGGAGCCGCCGCGCGGCTCGTTCCACCAGGAGCGGTTGCGCTCCGCGCCCCGGCCGTCCCAGCCGTAGCCGAAGCCCTCGCCCGGCCCGTTGGGGCCTATCGGGGTGCCGTCGAACTGGTCGTGCCCGACCCACCAGGAGGGCCTGCCGCCGCCCGGCGAGTAGTCGCCCAGCGTGCCGGACACCGCCGCGAAGTTGCTCACCCAGCCGTAGTCGGCGCCGTAGCCCTCGCGCAGGATGTCGGAGTCGGCCCGGACCTTCAATGAGCGCGTCTGGCGTTGCAGGCGGGCTGGCAGGCGGCGCGTCATAGCACACACCCTAATGGATACACGAATCGGAATGCGCGTGTCCGATATCCGGGTTGCCGGCGACCCGCTATTCGGACGCTCAGCGCTTCTTCTTGAGCGACGGGTACTTGCGCACCACCGCCGCCCGCACCCTGCGCTTCTCCGACGGCGTGCCGTGCTGGGCGACGCGCGCCAGGGCGTTGCGGGCGTGGGCGATGTCGTTGATCGGGTACTTCCGCTTGCTCGGCAGGGCGAACGATGACTTCCTCATCCGCCTGCGGCCTCTCGCAGTCAGTGTCGCCATGCCCCCATCGTGTCACCAGATGGCCGGTTCGGGAACCTGCGCGCTCTCGGCGGCCACCACCGCCAGCGACAGCGCCACCAGCGGGCAGGCGGGCGTCAGCGACTTGGAGGAGAATCGCCACTCGTTGCTCGACTCCCTGGCCCGTGGCACGGTGCGCACCGCGTGGTTCAGCGCCTCGGAGTACTGCGCCCGCAGTTCCGCCGCGCCGATCAGTTCCGCCAGCCTCGCCGCCGCCCCGCGCAGCGCCGAGAACGGCACCCGGTCCACCTCGATCCCGGCCTGCTGCAAGGCGTCCTCCACGTCGGTCGCCCCGCCGGGGCAGAACCGCACCGAGTACACCCCGAAGCGCTCCGCGACCCGCGACACCGCCTGCGGCAGCCAGCCCACCTCGGCGCCGGTCTCCACCAGCACGCTCGCCAGCGCCCCGGCCTCGTCGCGCCACGCCACCGCCACGGCCGCCGACCGCTCGCCGGACGGGCCCACCGACACGTCCACCGCCACCGACGCCCCGCCGTGCTCCGGGAAGCCGACGCTGGGCTCCACGCAGCGCTGCCACACGTCGAACTGGATCGCCGGTTCCGGCACACCCGTCGACCAGATGCCCAGCCGCTCGCGCCGGAACGCCGAGCGCGGCAGCACCGCCAGTTCCTGGCCCACCGCCTCGGGCGTCGGGCGCACCGGGAAGGACGGGTTGGTCTTCGCCCACACCGCCGGGTCGGACTCGTCGTCCTCGTCGCTGGCCGCCCACTCGCTGAACGCCAGCCCCGGCACGCCCTCGTAGCCCGCCCGGCGCACCTGCGCCAGCACCTCGGAGTCGTGGTCGCCGCCGCTGCTGACGTACAGCAACTGCGGGTTCGCCCGGCTCGACATCGTCGGCAGCAGGGCGCTCATGTACTGCTGGTTGAGCACCAGCGCCTCGTCCAGCACCGCCAGGTCGAAGTTGCGCCCACGGGTCTGGCTGGTCATCGTGTTGGTGCGCGACTGCACCGCCAGTTCCCCGCCGCGCACGGTCTGGATCAACTCGTTGCCGCTGCTGGAGGTCAGCCGCTTCACCCGCTTGCGGAGGTCGTCGTTGTTGTTGATCACCGCGACCATCTCGCGGAACTGGGCCGTGGCGCTCGGGAAGCGGTGGGCGCTGTACAGGATGTGGCGCTCGTGGCCGAAGAACAGCGCGTGCAGGATGCGGATGGTCACGGCGTGGGTCTTGCCCGCCTGGCGCGGCACGATCAGGCAGCCCTGCCGGTGGGCCCACTTGCCGTCGCCGCCGACCAGCGTCCAGTCGGTCAGCACCTGCTTCTGCCAGTCGTCCAGGGGCAGCCCGACGGCGTCGGCGAAGTCCAGCACCTCCAGCGCCACCTCGTCCGAGCCGGTGTCAACCCGGCGATACGTCGGTTCGCTCATCAGCCAGCGCCCCTGGCCTTACGCCGGGCCTCCAACTGGTCGATCCTGGACAGCGCCTTGGGCTTGTCCTCGCTGCGCTCCATCTCGATCAGGATGCGCATCAGCGGGGCCACGTCGCGCGCCGGGGTGATCGGCACCACCGTGCCGTCCGGCTTCGTCACCTCGCCGTAGATGTAGTGCCGCAGCCGCTCGCGCAACTCCTCGTCCCACTCCACCGGCTTCTTCGGCTTCGGCTTCGGCCTCGTCACCAGCCCACCGCCCTCTCGGCTCGCAGGCGCCTGACCGGCGCCGCCTTCTTCCCCCGCTTGCTGTTGCACGCCCGGTGCGCCGGGCGCAGGTTGTCCACGTCGAACAGCGACATCGGCAGGTCGAGTTCCTTGATCACCGAGCGCGGCACGAGGTGGTCGATGGTGTCGGCGCCCTCCTTGCCGCACAGGTGGCACACCGTGCCCCAGTGCGCGAACACCGCCTTCGCGGCGGCCTGCCGCCGCTCCTTGTGGGTCTCCCACCGATCCGCCATGCCGACAGGCTACCGCCGGGCGCTGCCGGGGCCAATCACCTCGGAATCGTGAGGTACGGCGGTATATCCCTTGCGGCGGCGGCTGGGGCGGCCCGCACTCAAACAAACGTTCGAACGAAGTCGGGTTCGTGATTCGCGATTCGACGCCCGATGCCCGATGCATGCATCCGAGTGCCGACGTACATCCGTTCGACATCACGCTCGGTGACGCTGCGGGCGCTGGCAGACTCGGCGCCGATTGTTCGCATATAGGGGCGCGCTCGGCGGCTGCCATAGTCGGTAGCGCAGTACCCCGAGCACGCAACGATGCGCGCTCGGCCCAACCGAGATAGGACAACGCACCATGACAACGACACTCACGCTCACCGAGACCGCCATCACCGCATCCGACGTACCGACGTGGCGCACGCCATCGCTCACCTACGCCGAGCGGTTGCTAGTGCCGATGGCGGCCGCATGCCGTACCGCGATGGCGGCGCCCAACCGGGACACGGTCGACACGCAGCGCGCTTACCGTGCGGCGCGCGCAACGTGGCTCACGTTCCGGCAGGCGAACGGCTACGCGGGCAGTGCGCCGCTACTCACGCCGCCGAGCGCGCAGCCGAAACTAGGCAAGTCGACCGTGCCGACGTATGGGCTCATGCTGGCGCCCGCTACCGCACTGGCAACCGCTCACGCCGTGTGCCCGATCCACGGCGTACCGGGCACTGTCGACCTAGCGCGCGTGAACGCCTGCCCGGCTGCCACGCTCGGATGCTCGGCCGCATGCTTGAACACTGCCGGTAAGGGGCGCCTGTCGTCGGTCCAACGGGCGCGCGCCATCCGTGCCGCGTTCGCGATGGCGTACCCCGATGCGTTCGGCGTGCTACTCGCTGGCGAGATTGTGCGCGCCGCACGTCGGCACGCTGACGTGCGGCTGCGCTTGAACGTTGTCAGCGATTACCGCTGGGAATTGCTCACGCTCGGCGGCGCGTCCATGTTCGACGCCATGCCGTGGAACGTCACCGCGTATGACTACACGGCATGGGCGCCGCGCCATCGTGGCGCACTGCCCGAGCGCTACTCGCTGACGTACTCGGTCAAGGAATCGTGGACCGTGGACCGCATGCGCGAGTACGTCGCAGCCGGGCGCAACATCGCCGCCGTGGTCGACACGCGGCGCGGGCAGGCACTGCCCGAGTACTGGCACGGCATGCCGGTAGTGGATGGCGACGTGAGCGACGACAGGACAACCGACCCGCGCGGCTGCGTTGTCCTACTGCGGGCGAAGGGCGCCGCCATCGGTGACACGTCAGGTTTCGTCTGGCCGATTGCCGACGGGCTCGGCGTGCCGAGCGTTCACGCGCTGGCGATTGCTGCCAGCAAACGGCGCCACGCCGCACGGTTGGACGCTGCCGTAGCGGCCGAGTCCATCTTGCAAGCGCGCGTGGCACGCGCACTGGCGGGTGAGTGACCATGAGTCGCGACAACCGCGCCGGGACCGATGAGTATCTGGCGTTCGGGCTGCGCATGCTGCGGTCCTACGGGCGCCGAGCGGCCGAGTCCGGCGCCGATGGCGACACGCTGGCGGCGCTGGCGGCGCTGGCGGCCGAGTGTGACCGTCAGATGGCCGAGACCGTGCGCGTGATGCGCTCGGCCGATGGCGGCGCGTTCTCATGGGCCGAGATAGGCGACGCGCTCGGAATCACCCGAGCGGCCGCGTTCAAGCGCTGGGGCGCGATGGACCCGCCAGACGCTCGGCGCCCTGGGGCGCAGCCGTCGCACTTGCGCTAGCGCGCCGCGTGGCGTGCCATCGCTGGCAAGCGCTGGCACGTCGCGCAGTCCACTAGGGCTCACCGATCCTTGACAACCGAATAACGCCCGGCAGTGCCACGCGGCACGCCACGGCATGGCTTACCGACTCGGTAGGTCTCCCGTGGCGTGCCGTTTGTCGTTGTGAGGCGAATTAGGGCGCCTCTCGCGCCCTGAACGTCGGACCCTAGGTCTAACCCTCGGGCGGCGTGAACGCCAGCGAGAGGGGCCGAGAATCGCCAGCAATCGGCATCGTGTGGCATCGGATGGCGGCGCCAGCGCTGGCAAGTGCTGGCACGCGGCGCCAGTGCCGACAACGCGCCGCGCGGCGTGTGAGATGGCTCACACTACGCGGCGTGAGATTCCGGCGTTCGAACGATTGTACGCCGGACCCTCGAGACCGGAACTCCGATGCAGGCATCCGGGATCGGCGGCCGCGGAATGCCTGCATCCGGTTTCACGAATCGGGCCCGATTCCGGCGGGTTTTGTGACACCTCCTGAATCCCAGAAAGGCCCGTAATTTTTTGAAGCCCCCGCCCCGGCGAGAACACGAATTATTTTTCGTGCTTCGTCGGGACGGGGGCTTCGTCGTGCGCGGCTCAGCCGAGCAGCGCTTCCTCCAGTTCCGCGCGCGCCTCGGGCGGATGGACCCGGCTCAGCATCCGCCTCACCAGCGCCGCGTGCTCGTCCGGCACCGCCGAGTTCATCCAGGGCTCCGGGGCCAGGCTGTCGCTCATCGCTTGCCCAGCCACGCCCGGATGGTCATCCGGTCGACGCCGGTCACCCGCGCCGCCTCGTGCTCGGAGACCGAGCCGTCGCGCAGCGCGGCCAGCACCGCCTGGCGCACCTCCTCGGTGGCGCGCTCGGCGGCCGCCCGCTTCGTGGTGCGGGCCGAGCCCAACTTGCCGAGCACCCGCAGGTGCCCGAGCCGCACGTCTTCCGCCGTCATCTCGATCAGCCTCATCTGCTCCACGGCCACTGGCTCCTGTCGTCGGTGCATGCGGCGAGGGTGTGCATGACACCACGGCACCACACGCCGGAATCGGGTCCGGCCACCTCCCAGCGCCCGCACTTGCAACGGGGCAGGGCATACCCCCTACCCCCCGGGGTGGGGGGGGTCGGGGACTTCGCCCGCAGGGCCCACAGGCACACGGCGAGCACCGCCAGCACCACGAACGCCGCCGCCATCGTCGTCGCGCTCACTTGAACCTCCTCAGTCGCTCGGCCATCTCTTCGGGCATGGGCGGCGGGTCCAGCGTCGGCCCCTTCGCCCAGTTGTTGACGTAGTTGGTCACAGCACGCAGGTGGTCAGGGTTGACGCACCCCTTGACCTTGCAGATGTGGTCGGTCCAGTAGCCGGGGTCCAGGTCGCGCCCACGCTTCGCCACGAGCATGATGCGGTGGGCGGGCCAATTCCGCCCGAGCGTCACGATGCGCGGGTAGTGCTTGCTGTTGACCTGGGATGTCCACATCCAGCAGCCGTCCGGGCCGTCCGGCATGGCGACCTTCGTGTAGTACCTGGGCTGCTGCACGAGCCAGACCGCCCAGTCCGGGTCGATGGGAGTCGCGTCGCTCATCACCACACCTCCTTGATCTCGTCGCACGGCCAGTCGGCCAGCGGCATGCAGGCGGCGCACACGGTGCGCCCCGGCGTCCACTCGATGGGGTAGTGCGTGCGCTCGGCCTCGCGGCGCACCGCGAACAGGTGCCGCTCGTAGGAGTGCCGCACCGCCAGCGCGTCGTCACCGACGATCACCGTGCCGCACTCGCAGGTGGCGCCGACCTTCTTCATCCAGGACGGGACCACCGCCCCGCCCACACGGGGCGAGGCGGTGATCGCGCTCAGCAGGTGGCCCCTCATGCGGGGAACGCCACGAGCAGGTCGGTGCCGATGCGGGCCTTCCAGGCGTCGCGCCCGCCGACCAGGGTCTGCTCGGCGCGCTGGGCGTCGGCGCCCCGGAACCAGTCGGCGTACTCCACGAACGCCTGCTCGGCGCCCCAGCGGGTGCCCCGGATGTTGGCCTGGGTGGTGCCGCGCCAGATGTCCATGATCGCGTCGCGGGAGTTGTGGCTCATCGTGACGCTGCGCTTGCCCATGTCGGGCGTGATCGGGAACTGGCCCTCCACGAACTTCCAGAAGTCCACCTCGGAGACCTTGGCGGCCAGGCCCTCGCGGATCATGCCGTTGGCCTTCTCCACGTTGCGGAACGCCAGCCCCAGCGCCCGGCGCGCCTGCTCGGCCTTCTGCGCCATGTTGGTGGTGTGCCGGGTGGTGGCCCGCTTGAGCGCCCAGCCCGCGATCGAGCCGAACTGGTTGGTGCACATCGGGCGCAGCAGTTGCGTGGCGAGCGTCTGGGCCGCGCTGGCGTCGTGGCTGGTGCGGAAGAACAGGTAGGCGTCGGCGCGCTCACCGGCCTCGGGCACGATCACGGCGTCCGGCAGCGTGAAGCCGTAGAAGACCTGGGCGCCGCCGCGCAGGGCGCCGCAGAACTCCAGCCGCACGCCCTCGTGGCCGTTGACGACGGCCTGCACGAAGCCCAGGTGGTCGGACCACTGGGTGACGGGGCGGCCTTCGCCGACCACGCCCAGGATGGTCTCGGTGCCGTCGGCGTCGATCCGCACGGCGGCCTGGTGCTTCGGGACGAGCCCGGCGCCCGCGAACATCTCCTGCTTCTCGACCCGGAAGTCGAGCCCGGCGGTGGCGATGCCCTCGACCGGCTCGACCGGCTCGGCGAACTTCGTGATGCCGAAGGTGCGCTCCCAGGCGGGGACGCGGTCGGCGGGGCGGGTGATCTCGTGAGTGCTCACGATGGTTCCTTTCGGTTGGTTGGTTGCTTGCAGGACCGAAGGTAGCACACGCTACCGACGTTCGTCGGGAGGGCGGTAGTTCGCCATCAGTTGCATGGCCGCCTTCCACGCCGCCCGGTGGGCGCCCCGGCGGGTCAGCGCCTTGCCGTCCAGGACGTGGAAGTTCCACAGCACCGACCAGTACCAGCCGAACGCCGCCTGCTCGATGTGAACCACCGGCCTACTCACGGCGGCCCTCCCGGTAGCCGTTCATCACGGTGTGCGGCTCGCCGCCGCTCATCGGGTCGAACCACGTCATCTCCTCCCAGGTGGTGGGGCCGATCTCGACGCACCCGGCCTCCTCCAGTTGCTCGCACAGCCGCCGCTCGGCCAGCGCCGCCACCTCCGAGTCGGCCCAGGCGTCCAGGCTCAGCAGCACGGTCGCGCAGTAGTTCATCTCGCTCACAGCACGAACACCTCCACCACCGTCGACCCGTTGCCGCCCAGCACCGTGTCGTGCCAGCGCTTCTCGGCGCGCCACACCACCACCTGCGAGTCGTCGGCCAGCACCCCGGCGATCACCAACGCGTCGCCGACCAGCCGCACGAACTTGTCCAGGTCGTCGCGGTTCTTCGTCACCGGCCAGTAGGGCGCCGAGTCCTTCACCAGCCCGGCGTTGCGCCCGGTCCCGAAGTGGGCCTTCGGCCGGGGCAGGTAGAACGTGGCCCGCACCGCCACCGGCCCGTCGACCGGCGGCTGGCCCGCCCACGCCTGCGCCAGCATGCCGACAACGAGGTTGCGGTGGGCCACGGTGTGCGGCGGGTGCTTGGCACGTTCTGTGCCATCCCCGTTTGACCACAGTTGCAGCGAGCCCTGCCCGGCGGGCTTGCCGGGGATGTCCACGATCAGGTCGGGCTGCGGCATCCTCACACCCCCAGTTTGACGGCGCACACCCGGCGCGCCTGCTGTTCGCTGATCAGCCCGTGTCGCCACAACTCGCGCAGCGCCGCCAGCGCCTCGGAGACCTCCACGGCGCTCGGGTAGTCCAGGGCCACCCCGTGGTAGACGGTCTCGTCCTGCCGACGCCCCTTGCGGGTGATCGACCCATCGAGCCCCAGGATGGCGGCCCGCTGCTTGCCGATGGGCTCGCGCTTCATGCCGTAGTGGTCGGAGACCCAGGCGACGTAGTCCCGGCGGGCGTCGGCGCTGGTCAGCATCGCGCCGGGCTCGACCCGCAGGTTCGCCAGCGCCCACTGCTGGTAGGTGGTGGTCACCGCGCCGCCTCCAGTGCCTTGGCGTGCCGCACCACGGCCGCCATGTCGGGGAAGACGAGGCCCGCCCAGTCGGGCGAGGAGTCGTCGGTGCCGACCTCGATGCCGCCACGCTTCGGGTATGACCACAGCCGCACCCGGCCGCCGCGCCCGTCCCGGCAGTAGATGTCCTGGCCGCGCTGGTACGCGCTGATCTGAGGCAGTACGTCGTTCCACTGTCTGACGATCTCCCAGCACGGCTCCTGGTCGCCGTCGAAGACGAGGGTGTGGATCGCCTGCGCCACCGCCAGGGGGTCGGCCTCCTCGGGGAGCGGCTCCAGGCACACGAAGTCCTCGGAGGGGTGGAACCAGTGCTGCCCGTAGCGGCGCTTGCTCGCATGGCTCCTGCGAGTCCAGTCGATGGCCGCCACCGCTTCGACCAGCGCCAGCAACGGGCGCCGCATGACGTGCCTGTCGTATGGCATGTCGATTGCCAGTGTGCGGCGGCTCGGCCGGTAGATGGCGCGGAAGTCCTCGGCGCCCTTCATCACGGTCACGGTCTTGTTGCTCTTGCTCATCTCATCTCTTCCCTTCGGTTGGTTGGTTACTGTCGGTTCATGCCCGTGACGCCAGCGCCCGCTCCTGCGGGGCGGTCTGGACATCAAGACGTGAAAGTACATCAACTTCCCCCTTTCCCCTCTAACTTTGTGCGTGGTGCCTTTTGCATAAGGGAGTATGTAGGGATTCTGATGTCTTTAATGTCTTAACGTCTTATTCGTGCTCAGATTGCCCTCCTTCGGCCCACCACCTGTTGTCTGCCTGATGTCTGCCTGATGTCTTCTTGTGGATCGTCAGGCCGTTGTAGCCCCGAACCTGCCGCCCATCGACCGTTGGCTTGCCGGGAGTGACCCCCCCGTTGAGCGCGCCCTCAGACATCAACTTCGCGAAGTCCCGGCCGAAACGCTTCGCGATCGGGATGCGCTCGCCGGGGTTGTTCTCCTGCATCCACTGCCTGAATGACTGGTACAGGGCGGCGCTCGATTCGAAGCCCTGGATGTGAGGGTCGAGTGTCTCCTCGATCCACTCCAGCATGGGGGTGGCATCGGCCCCGGCCTGCTCGGTGGCCTGGATGACCGCCTGCGGTGGGTCCAGGCGCCCGCCACCGGCCAGCAGTGCCATCGCCCCGGCCACCATCCACGCCAGCACCCCGGCGGCTTCCTGCTCCACGAGCCGGTCGACCAGCGTCAGGTCTTCCCGGCCCTTGAACGACACGTCCCACGGCACGATGTGCAGCCGGGCCATCAGCGCCGAGTCGTCGCCCTTGAACTTCGGCAACTCGTTGGTGCTCAGCACGATGATGTCGCTCGGGTAGTACTCAAAGGAGTTGCCGCGCATGAACCGGGCGGGACGCCGGGCGCCGCCGCTCATCTTCTTGGCCGTCGCGGCGTCCAGCGACCTGGCGTCGCGCGCCTCATCGATCCACACCCGCCGCAGCCCGCGCAACCGGGCGATCTCCTCCTCGTGCTTGTCGTTGCGCTGCACCAGCAGCAGGCTCGCCGGGGCCACGCCGCCCAGCGTGCCCATCACCCGCGTCACCACCTCGTTGAACACGCCCTTGCCGTTGCGGCCCTCGCCCAGGTCGATGTGGAAGGCGTGCTGTAACTGCTTGCCGAGCAGGGCCGAGCCCTCCCGGCGCTGGAGGTACTCGCGGGTCGTCAGCAGCGGCTGGGCCTGCTCAAGGAACGCCATGAACTGCGGCGCCTGCGCGTCCGGGTCGTAGGCCACCGGCAGCGCCTGCGTCAGCAGCAGCGCCGGGTCGTGCGGGCTGCGCTGGCCGGTCCTGAGGTCGATCACCCCGAGCGGGTCGGCGATCAGGTAGGGCTGGGCGTCGAAGGCGTCGGTCTCGATAGCGATGCCCGGCATCCCGGCCGCCTCGGCCCTCACCGCCGCCCGCACCGCCGCCGCCTTGCGGGTGCTCATCAGGTCGTTCTCGATCTTGTGCTGGGCCTTCCTGGCCTCTTCCCGGTCTTCGTCGCTGGGCGTTGGCCCGGCGGCTCTCAGGATCGCGTCGTGGGCCCGCTGCCCGGCCTCGACCCCGTAGCGCTGCAAGGCCCGCTTGATCAGCCAGCCCATCAGCCCGCTACCGGCGCTGTCGGCACGCCAGGCGTCCGACCACAGCCCGGTCTTGGCGTTGTACACGCTGAACTGCTCGGTCTTCGTGATGTACCGGATGACGGCACGATGCTCGTCCAGGAACCTGTCGGCCAGCATGGAGTCGGCCAGCGTGGCGACGATGGCCTGCACGCCGAAGTCGTCGGTCTCCTCCGGCACCTCGGGGCGCCAGATCGTCGGCCGGTGGTCGCAGGGCTCGACCTCCTTGGTCGACGCGGCCGCCGCCGCCAGCGAGCGACCCCACTCGGCCTCGCTGCCCGGCTTGCACTCCAGCCAGCGCTCCTCCAGTTGCAGCATGGCGTCGGCCCCGGCGCACCCGGCGCGCATCAACTCGCCGATCCGCATCGCGGCGTGGTGGCCGGGCTCGTGAACGCGGGCCGTTGTGACGGCCGCGAGTTCATCCCGGATCACAGATGCGGCGTACCGGCAGGCCGTCACATCGGCGTATCGCGCGAGAAACGTCAGAACCTCGTCCGACGTGGCCTTGGGCTTCGGCCCCAGGTAGTCACCCAGAAGGCCCCAGAGGTGCTCAGGGACGAGCGGCGTGTCGGCCAGGGCGCAGGCGTCCTCGGCCATCTCCCACGAGCCCCAGGGCGTCGTGACACCGGGCGCCACCACCCACCCGCCGTCGCCGCGAATGTCCACGTCCACCCACGCCGAGCGGTTGCCGACCTTGCGGTCGAGGTCGCGCTTGCGCAGCCAGACGTGCAGCCCGCCGGACGCGGTGCGCGCCATGTAGGCCACGTCCGGCAGCCCCATCTCGTCGGCGCTCTCAAAGCCGACCTTGCCGTTCTTCACGTCGAGGTCGAACACGACGAACCCGGCAGCGCCGGGTAGGAGCCCGACCCCCAGCACCTCGTCATCGGTGAGCCTGGCGTCCATGAACATCAGCGCCAGTTCCTGCGGGTCGCAGGTGGCGCCGAGGTGCCCGTGCTTGTTCAGGGGGCGCTTGTCGGTGCCGCCTGCCCCGTCGTCGTAGCCGACGGCGATGGGGAACGCCGGGACGCCTTGTCCCGCCCACTGGATCGCCAGTTCCAGAGGCGAAATCACATTCGTGTCATTCGTTGCTGCTACCATGTCGTTCGTACCTTTCGGGTGCTGTCTCTGGTTGGGACACATGCAAGGAGGGGCCGGGCCTCGCGTGGCTCGGCCCCTCTTGCATGTCAGGGGGTCAGAACGGGGCTTCGTCGCTGACCGGCTTGGCCTTCGGCTTCGCCTTGGCGGCGGTGCCGGTGATGGCCTCGGTGGCCGCACGCACCACGTCGGCGTCGCTGGCCCGGTCATCGAACCCGTACCAGGGGCGCCCGCTGGCGCTCTGGCCGGTGGTCACCACGCCCAGCCGGAAGTCGCCGGGCTCGGCGTCCTCGCCGATCTGCTTGGCGATGTTGCCGAAGAACGCGGTCTCCTCGTGGACGGTCCCCTCCAGGTCGCCGTCCAGCACCCACACGGTGCCGTCGACGCGCGGGCTGGGCCCATACGAGGTGGGGGCGTCGGTGCGGTACTCCTTGACCTTGAACGCGATGATGCAGCCGACAACGTCCTTCTTGTCGAGCCCGTCGATCTCCTCGCGCGGCTTGGTCGGCTTGAACTGCGGAACGGTGGTCATGTTGACTCCTTGCTTGTTGAATTGGCAACCAGGCGGTCTTGCCTGGGAGCGCCCCCGCCGCCGGTCGCGAACCGGAGGGCCCCCGAAGGGCCGGGCGGGGTGGGACGCGCGTGCGGTCAGTGTAGTGCGCCACCAGCCTTCGCGGCCCGCTCGGCGCGCCGGATGTGCGCCACCGTGTTGGCCCATGACCGATGATCGGACGCCGACAGCGCCGCGATCACCACCGCCCCGGACGGGTGCCGCAGGCGGATGTGGTTGCTGCGGGTCAGGTCGATCTCCCAGTCCGGCGCCGCCTCTTGCAGCCGCCGCCGCAGCCGTGACGGGATGCGGGCGGCCATCAGACGCTCACCGCCGTGGCGAGCCCCTTGACCTTGCGGAGGTCGTAGACCGTGCGGGCGATCTTCGCCGCCGCGTACCCGGCTTCCAGGTCGATGGAGTACAGGTGCGCGTCGGCGGTGTCCTGCACGACGTGGATCACCAGCCCGTGGGTCAGGGACGGCTCGGGCAGCCCCAGGTCGGCCCAGGTGACCACCCCGTGCTCGGGGTGCCAGGGCTGGGCGTTGGCGTAGACCGCGATCTGGATCGCCCAGGACAGCGCCGAGTACTTCACTGCGTCCGGGTTGCCGCCGGTCTTCACGTCGCCGACCACCACCCGGTTGGGGCCTTGCAGCAGCCGGTCGAACGTCCCGGCGGTCTGCAACTCGTGGTTGACCACGAAGCACTCGGCGGCCAGCGGGGTGAGGTGGGCGGCCTCGATCAGCGCCTTGTAGGCGTGGGCGGCCTGCCTGATCTCGATGGGCAGGATCGAGATGTTCTCGCCCAGGTCGAGCATCTCGGTGGCGGTGTGGATGGCGGTGCCGATGGTGGCCCCGGCGCGGGACTTGGCCCGTTCCCTGGCGGCGTCGGCGATCTGGTCGAGGGCCTTCTTGTCGTCGGCCGCCGTGGTGGCCGCCGCCGCGATCAGGTCCGGGCTGGTCGCCATCCCGACCACCGCCATCCGGGCGGCCCAGTTGATCAGGTTGTGCTGGTCGTCCAGCGCGTTGGCGATGGTGCTGGCCCTGGCGTAGGGCGTGCCGTCGATGATGGGGCGCTCCCACCTGTCGCGCTTCACGGTGGAGCCGTCGATCTTCAACATGTCGTTGTCCCTTCGTTGGTTGGTCACTGCGAGAGCGACAGTAGCACCGGGGTCCGACACGTTCTGGCGTGTCCGAATAGCGGGTCGCCGGCCACCCGCATACCGGACACCCTCGAGGCCGCGCTGGCCCGCTGCCGGTAGCGCCTGCTACCTTCGGTTCTGCAAGCCCAACCAACCGAGAGGAACCCCATCATGGACATCGAGATCATCCAGACGAAGCGCACCGGCTGGTGCGACGCCTGCGCCGCCAACGGCATGACCACCCAGGGCCCGCTGGCGAAGGTGAGCATCACCATCAACGGCGTGTCCGTTCCCACCTTCGCGGTGTGCCACGAGTGCCGCGACCTCCTCAAGGACTTCGCATGAACAACCTGCCAGCGCGCCGCTCGACCGGCGCCCCGCGTGAGCGCTCCAGCCACGTCACCGTCCGGGTCACCCACACGCTGCGCGTCGACCGCGACGCCTACCTCGCCGCCTTCGGCATGGACGGCAACGCCGAGATCCAGCGCGACGTGCGGATGACCGTGCTCGACCGGCTCGCCACCGCCCCGGAGGCGATGCAGGGCCTGTGGACGGTGACCTCGTAGACAAGCCGCACCAACAGCCCAGCCCCTGGTGGGGGCCCCTGGGACGTTCGATCCGTCCCCTGGGCACGCGAACTGGCGAGTGACCAGACGCAGGAAGGCACCAATGATGGACACCACTACGGACGTGCTCGACACGCTGGCGAAGGCCGCCCGCCGGGCGGGCCAGCAGATCGGCACGCTGCCGCTCGTGAACGACAACGAGCAGACCCGCAAGGAGTTGCGCGAGTACGGCGAGCAGATGGGGATGATCTCCCAGGTGCTGCTGCGCGACCGGATCTCGGTCTGCGCGGTGGTCGCCGACGGCTGGGGCAACATGCTGATCGGCGAGCGGGTGCCGAGCGGGCGCACCACGGCGCTGTTCGGCGGGAAGCCGGAGCGGGGCGAGGACTTCCTCGCCACGCTCTACCGGGAGTTGCGCGAGGAACTCGACGCGGAGGTCTTCGCCAGGCCGACGTTCACCCGCCTGCTGCGGCTCGACGCCGGGTTCGTGGGCGTCGTGTACTACGTCGAGGTTGAGAAGGTCGGCGTCGGCGACGGCTCGCACACCGGGCTCCGCTGGATCAGCACGCCGCCCGCCGACATGACCGACCCCACCCGTGGCACGCACGAGGCGCTGCTGATCGGGCTCGGGACGGTGACCTCGTGATCGAGTACCGCGACGCCCTGATCACCTGGGCGATCATCCTCGGGGTGGTCACTGGCATCTTCGGGGTCTGCGCCCTGGCCGCGCTGCACCCCAGCGCGCTGGTGCTGCTGCCGGTGGCCGCTGCCTCTGGCACCTGGGGGGCGGTCAACGCCCACCGGGACTCCGTGGCCGACGCCCACGCCTGGGCGGTGGCCTACCGGCGTCAACGCATCGCCGCCCTGGAGGACGCCCTGGGCCTGCCCAGGAGCGACTGGGACATCTAGCCCTACCCCACACAGGCCCCCCGCTACGGCGGGGGGTTTCGTGTTTCCAGCGGGAAGCGTCAGACGAACATCCGCTGGTCGATCAGGGTGAGCGTCACCTCTTCGGTGCCGCGCATCTCCCAGCCCCACAGGAAGCCGTCGAACTGCGTCTTGCCGTCGCGGAACAGCCCCTGCGGCAGGTTCGTGATCCGCACCGGCCAGCCCAGCCACATCGTCATCAGCCGGGTCCACAACTCGTCGGACACCCGGTCCCTGGCGACCGTCCAGCGGTCCACCTGCTCCAGCCCGGCGCGGCCCCACACTGACGACATGAAGTCCCACTTCGCCTGCGCGTTGGTGGCGTCCAGCATCGGCACCTGCGGGGTGACCGAGTACTCCCGGTCGGCCGAGTCCGAGCGCGGGACGTACTTGCTGAACCCGGTCGGCGGGTCCGGCGCGCTGTCCTGCCCGGACGGCGAGCCCCGGTTCACGAAGCCCAGGTCGGCGGTGTACGAGGTGATGTACGTCGCCTCGCGGCGCACCTGCACCGGGGCGTCGATGTCGTCGCAGTTCAGCACCGTGCGGTCGTTGACGTACCAGTCGGCGGGCGCCTCGCCCCGGTAGTAGGCGTGCCCGTACACCGCCAGCCGCCCGTCGCGCTTCTCCCACACCTGGCCCAGGGCGGCGTTGGCCGCGCCGTCCAGTAAGTCCATCACCGGGTGGAAGCCCGAGTTGGTGTACATGTTCACCGTGCCGAGTTTCAGCCCGGCGTCGGCGGCGTAGGTGTCCAGCCCGTACTGGATCAGGTTGCCGCTGGCGCTGTCCAGGTGCCCGGCGTAGGCCGCCAGTGGGCGGGCCTCGGTCATCCAGCCGGGGAAGCGCTCCAGGTCCGGCACCGGGTTCTTGACGTAGAACCGGCGCTGGTACTGCGCCCGTGGCCCGGCCGCGTTCACCTTCGACACCGAGCCCAGCGACGGCGACCACTCCCGCTCCTCGTCGGTCACCCACCCGGTCCACACCGTCAGCCCGTTGCGCTTGATGATCACCTTCTCGCCCGGTTCGAACGTGTCAGGGACGCCGTAGGTGAACGGCACGGACAGCGACCCGCCGACCTCCATGTTGACCATCCGCCGCCCCTTGCCCTCCCCGATCTGCGGCGGCTCCTGCGTCCTCGTGTTGAACTCAAAGCCGATCTGGACCCACCGCACGTTCGACGGCAGCGTCGCGGCCGGGAGGGTGACCGACGCCAGCCGGGTGGCCTGGTCGGGGGTGGCCCAGTTGCCGTACTGGATCGGCCCCACCTCCACCCCGCCGGACGCCGGGTCGCCGGTCCAGTTCCAGGCGTAGGCCCGCACCTGGCCCGCCTGGCTCGCGTAGACCTGGCCCTCCATGTTCTCCCGCAGCGCGGCGAACACGTTCACCGTCCACGCCCCACGGGTCACGTCGGACCACGAGCCGGGGATGGTGATCCCGGCGCTGGCGATGCGGAACGTCCTGTCGCTGATCTCCGCTGCGGGCCACTGGCCGGTGCCCATCCGGTTCCAGGTCACGCCGTCAGGGCGCACGGCGTCGTGGACGGCATCGGGAGCGTCGGTCCAGGCGGTGCCAGCGGTCCAGGCCAGCGGGGACGCGACGGGTCGCACCGGGTCGCCGATGACCTCAAAGGTCGCGGTTCCGGTGGGCGCCTGGCCCATCGGGTCCGGCTCGTCCTTGCCCATGCGGATCGTCAGCGAGTCCTTGGCGATGTAGCACTCCAGCGCGTTGCCGCCGATCTCAGCGGTCCACACGTCCGGCGGGCCCAGGTCCGGCTGGAACGCCTCGTTGAACGGGGCGTCGAACCCGCCGGTCGGCCAGTCGGTTGTCGTCACTTCTCCCCCTTCACCGGCTCGCCCGGCGGCGGCGGCAGGTGCTTCTGGACGGCGGTGAGAATCCAGGCGTCGGGGATCACACCGGGGTCGCTGCCCGGCGCCTGGTTGTCGGCGGCGATCGCCGACTCCCACGCCTCGCCCCAGCCCGGCTCCGCGCAGATCGTCCACGCCAGCCGCCCCGCCGTCACCTCCGGCGGCGGGTCCACCTGCTCCTGCTCCTGTGCGACGCACGCCGCGATCCTGCGGCGCAGCACCGGGTCGGACGCCGCCAACGCGATTCCCTGGTAACTCATGGCTTCCTCACCTTTCGTCGTCCTACAGCATCCCGCACCGGGAGCCACGCCTGCTTCTCCGAAGACCAGCCCATCACCTGCTCGTTCGGCGGCAGCCCCTTGACGAGGTTCGCCCGCGCCTTGACCTCCGCGAAGTTGTTGACCGCCAGCGGGTCGGACGGGGACGCCGCCATGTGAGAGATCGACCCCTCACAGTGCGTGAAGAACTTCTCCACGCTGGCGTTCATGCAGTCGGCCACGAGGTCGAACATGCCACAGCCCGGCTTCACCTGGCACGCCTCTGCCAGCACCCCGTCCACGAACAGCGACACCCCCTGCTCGCCCGGCCAGTGGATCACCATGAGGTGGTGCGGCCTGCCGTCGTTGATCGGGATGCGGTTGACGACGTTGCGGGACAGGATGCGGTCCTGCCCGATGTCCACGACGAGCGCCTGCGCCTTGCCCTGCGTGTCAGTCGCCTGCCCGTCCATCGGCTGCAAGTCGATCCCGATGTTGAACCCGTAGGGTCCGGCGTACCGGACGACGTTGCGGCCCCACGGCCCGCCGAAGAACCCGAACGCGGTCGTGTTCGTCCAGTAGACGCACTCGATGGCGACACCCTCCGTGGGGGCCTGCGGCCTGGCCGGGTTGCGGAACCACACGCTCTTGTCCTTCAACTCGATCCCGGCCCTGCCCTGCCGGGGCAGGGTGATCCGCGAGTTGGTGAAGTCTGCGGCGGTCACCGACGGCATCTCCATCGCCGCCGCCCGCACGTTGTCGATGTCCAGCATCGAGTTCTGGAACCAGGCGGTGGTGCGCTGCCGCTCGCCCAGGTGGTCCCCGGCCATCAGAACGCATCCCCGACCCGCACGAACTGGCCGCGCATGTTCACGCCCTGCCCGCCGCCCGTGGCGACGTAGATGTAGAACGCGATGCGCCGCTGCACCACCACCAGTTGCGACCCAGACCCGCTCTCCCCCGACCCGCCCCGATGGTCGTTCAGCCAGAACCCGGACCCTCCGAACCCGACGTAGTCGTCGGCGTCCCACGCCAGAATCCATCGTTCGAACCCGCCGTCGTTGGACGCCTGCATGGAGATGTTGTAGAGGCCCGGCGGGACTTCGTACCAGCCGTCCACGGTGATGTTGATCCCCGGCGTCGCCCGGCCCCGTGCCCCGGCCACCTTGCACCACGTTCCACCGTTCGGCCCGACGAAGCGGTCGTCGCACATCCCGGCGACAGTGCCGCCGACACCGGCCCCCGACGAGTCCACCCACAGGTCGCCGTCGGCCACCCCGGTCGGGGCTGTCGGCTGCGTGTAGACCCGCGCCAGCGGCTTGTCCCGGCTGAACAACCCGCCGCCACGGTTGAGCCGCAGTATCGGCTTCGCCCCGGCGCCCCACACATCCCCGGCATCATCGGCGGCAACGATCCGGTAGTCGTCGGGCGTGGCATGGACCAGCCACCGGGTTGCACCACCGAACTCGTGAAAGGTGAAGTGGGATGCGGCTGGCGTGATGAAGTTGAGGTAGGCGTTGCCGTCGTTCACCGGGCCGATGTGGACAGTGCCGTTCACCGCCAGGTTGCCGGTCATCGTGTCGCCGTCGATATTGACGTAGCGGGCGTCAGCAGCGTCCTGCGAGATACCGCCGCCGATCACATGCCAGGGCGTCCAGTCCGTCCCGTAGCGGGTGCGGAAGCGCGGCGCATGGTCGGTGGAGTAGGGCCACACGATCTGTGTGAGGTTCTGGTTCCACGCCGACCAGCCCAGGTTCTGGACGTACCAGTAGAACGAGGAGTTGTCACCGATGGGCGAGTTGGCGCACTGGTTGTTCGCCAGAATCTTGACGCCCGGCGTGGTGAAGTCGTTGAAGTCGGTTCCGGCCTCGCGAATCTCGTAGGCGACGAACTCGCTCTCCGTCTGGATCAGCCCGTCGTGGGGGCTGATTCTGCTGACGTTTCCCCGTGGGTCGGTGCTGACGGCGTTCGGGCCAGCCGGGCCTTGCGCCCCAGTTGCCCCGGCTGCACCATCGGCGCCCCGCTCACCCGGCGGGCCTTGTGCCCCAGTTGCCCCGGCTACACCATCGGCGCCCCGCTCACCCGGTGGGCCTTGCACGCCCTGCACACCTTGCGGCCCCTGGACGTGGCCCAGGTTGTCGTAGTTCGCCTCGCCAGCGCCCGTACCCCGCGACACCCACAGGTCGCCGGACGCCTGCACGAAGTGGATCACCCCGGCCGGGTCGGCGGGAAGGTCGGCGGTGGTGGCGACCGACGACGAGATGCGCACGCCCTGCCCCTGGATGCCCTGCTGGCCCTGCGGGCCTTGTGCGCCGGTCGGGCCGACCTCGCCCTGCGGCCCCTGCGGGCCTGCCGGGCCGGGAACGGTGCTGGCCGCACCCGTCGCCCCGGCCGTACCCTGCGGGCCCTGTGGGCCTTCCGGCCCCCGCTCACCTTGCGGTCCCTGCGCCCCGGTGTCGCCCTTTGGGCCCTGCGGCCCGGTCGCGCCGGTCGGTCCCTGCGGTCCTTCCACATGCCCGAGCGGGTCGTGGCCGCTGGTGCCAGCCGTCCCCAGGTCGTTGGCGACGTACAACTGCCCGTCGGACACGACGTAGTGGACCGTGCCGGACGGCTCACCGGCAGGCAGATCAGCCGGGGTCGGCACCGACGCCTTGATGGTGATGCCGCGACCGGCGGGGCCGGTCTGCCCGGTGGCGCCCTGCACGCCCTGCTCGCCCTGCGGCCCCTGGGCGCCCGTGTCGCCCTTCGGGCCCTGCGGGCCGACCGGACCCTGGATGCCCTGGATGCCCTGCGGCCCGGCGTCGCCCTGCGGGCCTGCCGGGCCCTGGAGCCCCTGCGGGCCTTGGGCGCCCGTGTCGCCCTTGACGCCCTGCACGCCCTGCGTGCCCTGCGGGCCGGTGATGTGGCCGATGTCCTGCCAGCGGTCGCCCGTCCAGATGTGCAGGTCGCCGCTGTCCATGACGAGGTGCGTGTCGCCGACCGTGTTGCCAGTGGCCGGGAGGTCGGCCGCCGTCGCCACCGCCGACAGCACATGGATGCCGGTGCCCTGCGGGCCCTGCACGCCCTGGTCGCCCTGCGGTCCCTGTGGGCCGGTCGGCCCTGCCGGTCCCTGCACGCCGGGGTCGCCCTTCTGGCCCCTGATGCCCTGGACGCCCTGCGGGCCGGGCGGGCCGGACGTGCCCTCGGGCCCGGTCGGGCCAGGGTTGCCCTGGATGCCCTGCGGGCCCATCGGCCCCGACGGCCCCTGCGGGCCCTGCGCGCCCTGCGGGCCGACTGGCCCGTCGCCCGAGCCGTGCAGGTTCGCCACCTGGGTCCAGGCGCCCTTCTCCCAGTGCATCACCCGGCCGTCGGACCACATGAACAGGTCGCCGTCCTGTGGCCCGCCGGGGATGGCGTCGGGCGCGGGGACGGCCTGGGACTCCACGAAGAACCGCACCGGCATCTTCGACAGGGTCTCCATGTCCCGGTAGATCACATCGACCGACGAGCGGGCCTCTTCCGGCACGATGTAGCCCTGGTCCGGCTCGCCCGGCTTCTGCTCGTAGTAGCGACGCGCCTCAACCCTGCTCACGGCTCAGACCCCCGTCCTGCGCGCGTGCTGGTTCAGCACCCGGTTGACGCTGCGGGCGGTGCCCTCCGGGTCGACGGCGCCGTTGATCACCAGCGTGCCGATCACCGGGGTGCCCTGGGCGCTGGACTTGTTGGCGCCCTTGCCGGGGTTCTTCCCGCCGGTCGTGGTGCCGTCCGGCCAGATGACCTTGACCTTCAACTCCCAGTCGCCCAACTTGCCCGGCGCCGCTTCCTTGAAGTCCTTCCAGAAGTCCACCAGTTCCTTCTTCGACTCCCGGACATCCCGCTTCACCTGGGCGATGTCGCTCGTCAACTTCGGCGGCACCAGCGACACCCCGATGTCCCTCGACGCCTTCGCCATGTCGTCGTAGGTCTCCTTGTAGGTCTTCAACAGCGCCGGGTCGGCCACCAGCGCGGCGGCCATCTCGCCACCGGCCTCGGCGCCCGCGTCCACCAGCGCCTGTATCTGCCTCGGGTCCAGCCGCGTCTTGAGCGTCTGGAGGTTCGCCGCGAACTGCTGCGTCTTGAGCAACTGCTCACGCAACTTCTCGCCGATGGACTTGACCACCACCTCGGCTTCCTTCGGCCCGGCCTGCACCGCCGCCGCGTACTGCGCCCGCAGTTCCGCCAGCCGCGCCGGGTCGGTGGTCTCCCGCATCTCCCGGAGGATCGGCACGAGGTGGTCCCAGGACTTCGTCACCGTCTTGGTCTCGGCCACCGCGTCGGAGATCGAGAACGCCGACACCTGATCGGCGACGTTGGCGATGAAGTCGCGGCGCTTCTCCTGCAAGTCGCGGAGCCGGTCCTCGCGCTTCTCCAACTTGTCGTACAGGTCGTTGTACTTCCCCTCCCACCTGCCGACGACGTTGCCCCACTTCTCGGTGATCTTGTCCCAGGTCTCCTTGCCCTTCTTCGTCGTCTTGTCGAACAGCGGCTCGATCTTCTTCTCGACCTTGGAGAAGTCGACCTCGCCGGTCCACAGCACGTTGCGGGTGAAGCCCTTGTCGAGCCCCCGGAAGATCGACGCCGCAATCGAGGAGCCGTACTGCTCCCAGCCCGCCGTCGTCGTGCCCCGCAGCGCCCCGCCCGAGCGCCCGGACAACTGGTCGGCGTAGGTCTGCAAGTCGCGCGGTCGGCCCTGGTCGAACGCCGGGCCAACCTGGCCGGGCACCGCCAGGCCCTTCTTCACGACGATCTGGATCTCCTTGTAGGAGGGGATGTTGACAACCGACTGGCGCACCGCGTCGGCTTCGGCCTTCGCCTTCGCCGCGCCGGACTGCTTGTAGACCGTCTTCACTTCCTCCGGGACCAGCCCGAGCGCCGTCGCCAACTGCCTGGCCTCGGTGCGGCTCAGCCCCATCGCCGTGGCCGACTCAATGAACGACGCCCGCGCCTGGCGCGTCTGCGCCGCGACCACCTTCGCCGAGCCCGTCACCTCGCCCATCGACAGGGCCGCCTTGCGCCCCGACTGGGCCTGCTCGATCAGCGAGTTCGCCGCGCCCCTGGTCGCCTCGTCGGCGCTCTTCGACGCCCGGCCCGCAGCGACCGCCTCGGATGACCAGCCGCGCAGCGCGTTCTGGCCCTTCTTCGCCGCCTCGTTGGATTCCTCCACCGCCTGCCGGTAGGCGTCCTGGTTCTTCGCGTTCTCGGCGATCTTGTCCTGTCCGGCGAACGCCATGTCCATCTGCGACTTGGCGTCGGCCACTCCCTTGAGAGCGGCCTCCAGGTTTCCGTACAGCGCGGCCGCGTCGGACGCCGCCTGCGCCGACTGCCCGATGTTCAAGCCCAGGTCGCCCATGATCTCGTTGATCCGCTCGGCGGGCAGCCCGCTGGCGGTGAGTGCCTGGAACAACTCGGAGGTGCGGCGAGCGGCCAACTCCGGGTCCGACTCCTGGATCGCCTTGATGGCGGCGGCTGTCGACTGCAAGTACTGCGTGACTGCGGCCTCTTCCCCGACACTCGTCCCCAGCCCTGTCAGGAAGTCGACTGTCGCTTCGAACTTGCTGCGGTCCAGCAGCGGCAGCAGTTCCTGGAGTGACTTGCTGGTCGGTTCGAACGGGTCCAGAAGAGGCTTTCCAACCTGCACCTGATAGTCGGTGAAGCGGTTCGTCGCCTCGCTCAGCACTAGCGTCATCTCTTCGGCCGTCTGTGTGATCGACACCATCGACGCCACCGTCTTGTCCATGTATATCTGGAACGTGGCAATCGCGACTCCCGCCGCCACGCCCGCCGTGGCGACCTTGTTCAGGTTCCTCGCCAGCGACTCGGCCATCCCACCCTTCACTGTGTTCAGGCCCGCCGTGGCGACGTTCTGCGGCACGTTCATGCTGCGCTTCTGCGCCGCCGCGTAGTCCTCCAGTTTCGCCGTCCCGGCGTCGATGGCCGTGTTCAGCAGCCGCCAGCCGCTGTAGGCCGCACCGGCTGACACGGCGACCTGCATCAGCGGCGCCGGGATCGCGCCGATCCCCTTCGCCACCGGGGTGACAGCCGACGACAGCACCGTGAACATCGGCAGCAGCCCGCGCCCGAGCGACGCCTTCGCGTTCTCGGTGGCGGCCGCCATCTTCTGCATCTGCACGTTGTAGGTGTCGGCGTTGCGGTTGAACGCCCCGGTGGCGTAGCCGGTCTGCGACATGATCGCCTGGATGGCCGCCTGGCCGTAGGAGATGCCCTGCTCGGCGGCCAGGGTGTCGATGGCGGCGGCCTTCATCGTGACGCCGTACTTCTCGATGGGGTCCATCTCCTTGCGGAAGACGGCACTCATCGCCTCCAGCGCCTGCGTGGTCGACCCGCCGAACGTGGCCGCCAGGTCGGCGCCCTGCCGGATCAGCAACTGCGTGGTGTCGGCCGCGCCCTGCGCGTCGAAGCCCATGTTCTGCAACTGGGCGCCCAGCCGGGTCGCCTGCTGCCCGTACCCGGCGAACGACAGCCCGACGGACTCGCCCGCCTTCGCCGCCGCCTGCATCTGCCCGGCCGTCGACCTGAACACGCTGTTCATCGACTGCGTGGCGGTCTGCGCGGCACCGGCCGCGTCGGCCAGGTTCTTCAACACGAACCCGGCACCGATGGCCGCCGCCCCGATCCCGGCGACCGCGTTGAGGCGGTTCATCGACCGCTCCAACTTGTCGGTCGCAGCCGACGCCCTGGCAGCCGTCAGCGACATCGCGTTCAACTTGTTCGACGCCCCGTCGAGCATCGTGTTCAGGCCGCGCGAGTTGCCAATGATGTCGACGCGGATCGGGGCAGCATTCGGCATCAGAAGATCCTCTCGGACAACTCGTTGAGCCCGCGCACGAGCATCTGGTCAACGACGTTCACGTTGGCGTCCATCGCCTGGAACATGAACGGGCGGGGCGGGCGGTTGTGGATCGACCCGAAGTGGACGTAGCGGTGGTAGCGGGTGCCGCTCACCGTGATCCGGGAGCGCATCTTCGACCGCGTCGAGCCCCTGATCCGGCCCGCCATCGCCCCGGTGCGCTTCGGGGCGTATGCCTTCGCCGACGCCTCGACCTTGCGGCTGATGTCGGCGAACACGTCCCGCAGATCGGACGCCTCGGCGCCGAACCGTTCCAGGTTCCGGGTGAACTCCCTGAGCCCGAATATCTGAACAGCCACGCCGTCACCTCCTCTTGTTCCGCTGCTCCAGCACGTCCAGCGCCGTCGCCACCGTGGCCGTCGACTCCCCCCACCAGTCCCTCGGGGCGGTGTGGGAAGCCAGCGCCAACTCGATCACGAGTCGGGCGTGGCTTCCGGCGGGGTAGGGTCCACCTCTTCGATGTCCTCCAGCGTGATCTGCTCCACCTGATCCACGAACACGTCGAACGGCATGCCCTGGTCGATCAGGCCCAGACGGCGCAGGCCGTTGTAGCAGACGAACGTGCTCCACAGGTTCCACGCCTCTTCCTGCGGGGGCCAGTGGTTGACGGCGCGCTGCATGTCCCAGCGGGTGATGTCGCCCTGCTGCAACCGGACGGTCTCTTCCCGCCCGGCCCACTTCACTACGAACTTCGGCTGCTGCATTGGTTTCCCTTCCTTTGGGTGGGAGGTGGTGACGACGCGAAGGGAATCTCACCGCCACCACCTCCCAGTTCTTGGTTACTGCTGCTTCGTGCTGCTGGGCTTCTTCGCCTGCGACGAAGCCCGTCGGGTTGCCCCAGTCGCACCTGCGTCCGGCGGTGGTGCCGGTGCGGGTGCTTCCGCGTCTGGGGCTATGACCCCGCTGGCGCCGCCGCCGGGGAGGTGTGGATCGTGCCGTCGCCGAAGCCGGTCGGCGGGGTCACCTCGGTGATCGTCCACGAGCCCTCGACGCTCAACTGCTCGCCGACCGCGCCACCCACCTGGAGCGCCTGGTCGACAACCTTGCCCGCCCACTTGTTGGCGGCCACGGCGTCCGGCTGGAACTCAAAGTCCACGGTCTCGCCACGGTGCAGCCACGAGAACGCGACCAGCCCGTCGGCGCTGGCGTGGTCGGAGATGACCGTGAAGTTGAGGGTGTCGTTGACGGTCGAGCCGCCGCCCACCTTCTCGCCACACAGCACCTCGACCGGGTCGGACTCGTTGACGCCGGGCACGATGCTGATCGCGGTGACCTGGCAGGAGAAGTCGACGGCGGTGGGCGTTCCCCCGGCCGCAGTCAACTTGAGGACGCCTGAGCGCACTCTGCTATCGGTTACAGGCATGATGTTGCTCCTTCCGCCGTTCTGACGGCTTCTAACAACCGGCAGAACGGCTCTGCCGGGGACTTGAAGTGTCCGGTATGCGGGTCGCCGGCGACCCGGTATTCGGACGGGCTGGCGGTCATATCTCGACCACCATCCGGTAGACCAGCCGGTACACCGGCACCGACCCGTTGTCGGGGGTGTCCATCTGGCCGGGCTTGGCTGACTCGGGCGGGACGATGCCCTGGACGGCCAGCACGTCCGAGAGCATCTGGGACAACTGCGCCAGGGCGTCCATGTTCCACGGGCCGGGCGCCATCAGCGAGATCGGGAACTCGGCCATGCCGCCGCAGTTCGTGGTGAACTCGATGTCCGGCGGGCCCACCAGCGCGCACGGCAGCACCACCTTGCGGGGGTCGGCGACGGTGCGGATGCCGGTGGCGTCGGTGATCACCTGGGCGATCTGCTCGACAGCATCCACGAGGCTCATGCGACCACCGGCCGGTGGCCCCGGCCGATCTCCAGCAACTGCTCCACGTCGCGGGTCATCATCGGGGGTGGCCCGGTGTACCCGTCGTACTGGTCGGGGATCACCCCGGTGCCCAGCCCGGTGTACCAGGCGTGGGCCAACTTCGTGAGCCCGAGCGTGATCCGGGCGTCCCAGTCGGTGCGCACCTCGCCACCGCCCGAGTCGAACGCCGGGGAGAACACCTCCGGGTCGAAGGCGCCCCCCGAGACCGTCACGGTCGGCACCGGCAGATCGGGGCGCCAGTCCATGACGGCCTTGTTCAGCCCGGCACACACCAGCGCCAGCCGCTCCTCGTCCTGCGGGGCGTGAGGCACGATGCCGTGCGCACGCTTCACGTCGTTGGGCTGAATCCACCCGGTGTACACGGTCATCGCTCCTCCTTCGCTCGGTCAGTGCTGGAGGGTGCGGCCCCCGACGGGGTAGACAGGGGCCGCACCCGGTCCAACTACGGGGCCGGGGTCAGTTTGACCTCGGTGAGGGCGTCGGGCTGCACCACGACAGCCTTCGCGCGGGTCTCAGCCAGGATCGCGAAGATGTTGTTGGTGAAGCGGTCCTTGGCCTGGGCTCCCGAGCCGGTGATACCGGAGTCGGTGATGAACACCTCGATGCCGGTGCGCTCCAGCAGGGCCACGCCCTTCTGGAAGTCGCCGACGTAGGTCTTCGTCAGACCGGCCACCGGGATGACCGTCAGGCCCCACGGGTTGACCCCGGCGACCGCGCCGTTGAGGGTGCGGCCCATCAGGGTCAGGTCGATCTCTGCGGCCACGGCCGGGCTGGCGAGGATCGCGTTGGGCCGGAAGCCCTTCGCCTGCACCGTCGCCATCGCCTGCCGGATCACGATCAGTTCACCGTCGCCAGCGCCCCCCGTGGTGGCGTCGATGGTGGCCGCGCCGATGGTGTCGGACACGTCCTTCTCCAGCGTCGACATCAGGCCGGTGCGCAACTGCTCGTCGATGAACGAGCGGGCTGCGGGGGCGTCCTGGAGCAACTGCCGGGTGACCTCGACGTAGTACGCCCAGGTCTCCAGGGTCACCGGCACCGAACTGGCGGTGAGGGTCGCCTCGGGCTTCTGCGAGCCTTCCGCCACCTTCGTGGCGCCGGTCGCGCCCTTGGGGCTGCCGTACACCACCATGTCGATGCTGTTGCCGGACACCGGCACGCGGTTGCAGACGCCCAGCAGCGGGAAGTCGGCGAGCCCCTGCGGGATCATCATCTTCGCGGGCTGCGGGATGAACACCGAGCCGACCGGCTCCGTGGTGGTCGACAGCACGCCTCGGGTCTCGGTGAGGCGCATGTCCATGATCGCCCGGTCGGACGATCCGGCGAAGCCGAAGCCCCGGTACTGCGGGCTGTCCACGAAGTCGCCCAGCGACGGCACCCGGCGCTGCGGCTCGTTGACCTGGACGCTCGCGGTCTCGCGGGCGGCGGCCTTGTGGATCAGGTGGCTCATGTCGAGGGCGGCGCCCCGGCGCTCCAGCGTGTCCTTGATCGTCGCCAGTTGCGCGTCGATCTCGATCATCCGGGCCTTGGCGCTCTCCAGCGACTCGATCTCGGCGGGGACGAGGTCGCGCTCTTCGGCGTCGACCCGGCCCAGCGTGTTGTCTACGAGGTCGGCAAGGGCTGCCCGCTCCTCGGTGTACTTCTCGATGAGGGCGTTCGACATGCGTCCTGCCCCTTCCTGCGCCGCAATCAGGTCGGCGCGTAGTCAACGGATTCGATTACGCGGCAACTGTGCGGGCCATCCAGTGGCTGAGCCGGGTGGACGGGTGCAGGGGTCTGCCTTGAGCGCCACCCTAACGAGGACACCACCCCCGGTGCAACCGACACTCTGATGTCAACGCCAGGAAACGCCAGCGTCGTAGTCCTCGGGGTTCACTAGTGCCGGTCCCGCCACAGTGGCCCACGCAGTTCAGGGGGCGTCCAGGCGCCTGTGAAGTGCTGCCCCCAGCGCTCGCGCACCGCCGACACCGGCCCGACCCGCATCGACCCGCCGCCGAAGATGTCCGTGCTGAGCATCTTCCCGTGGCCCAGGTACACCGCAGCGTGCCCGTACCCGTGCGACCCTCCGAACCACAGCAGCATGTCCCCGACACGCGGGGTGTGGTGCAACTGGTGCGAGCGGGCGAACGCCGCCGCGCTGGGCGACTCGTGGATCGCGCCGTACTGGCCCAGGATCTCCTGCGACGCCCACAGGCACAGCCCGTACCGGATCGCCCCGGTGCGCTTCCAGCCGCGCCGGTTGCGCGCCGACAGGATGTGGTCGCGGATGCTCTCGTTCTTCGGGCGGCTCATGCGTCGTCACCTTCCTCGTCGGCCGGTACGTCGTCGTCGTCGTCCGGCTCCGGGGTGAACGGGTAGTCCGGCTCGGCCGGGCTGCCGTGCATCTCCTCGATGGTCTGCTCGGGGTACTCAATCTCCAGTGGCATTGCCGGTTCCCTTCCTCGATGATCGGTGGTTCTTGCTCCAGTCGGCGACCGCCGTCGCGCTCCACGAGCCCAGCAGGAACACGCCCACCGCCGCCACGGCGATGCTCAGCGTGTTGTTGCCCTTCACCCAGAACGTGTACGCCCCGACGATCAGCAGGATCGCCGCCGTCAGCAGCAGCGGCAGGCTCTTGACGAAGTCGCGGTCGGAGTCGGTCACAGCGCAGCCACCGCCGCCTGGAACGCCGCCCAGTCGGTCGCACCGGCCACCATCGTCTTGAGGTCGGCGATCTGGATGTACCGGGTGTCCAGGCTGCTGCCGACCTCGGACGGGACGACGATCCTGTCGACCACCAGATTCGGATGGGCGGGATCGGTGTCGTCACGGTGGACGGTGAGGATCGCGCCCTTGCGAATCCACTCCTTCAACGCCGACCCGTAGACGTTCACGTTGCCGGTGGTCTGCACCCGCCCCAGCGCGCCGCCGAAGTCGGCCCACACCGCGTGGCCCCCGGTGATGTCTGCGATGTCGGGATACACCTCGCCTTCGACGCCGGGCGTCGTGGCGAGAACCATCGTCACCGTCGTCGGGCCGGTGACCTGTGTCGCGGTGACACGCAGGTACGTCGCGCCACCGGCCGGGACGTACTTGTCAACGTCCAGGGTGAAGGCGGCGGGGGCGACTTCCTGCGTCCCCTCCACGGCGCTCAGGCGCTCCTCCACCTCGCCGATGTAGCCGACCAGATCGGTGTGCGTGGCGACGGCGTGGGCGTCACCGATCTGCGCCTGGAGCGGGGCGATGGCCTGGTTGACGATCCAGCCGGACGGCATCGGTTCCCACAGGCCGACGCCGGTCGTGGTGAGCAACTGCCACTCCGGGGTGTCGGCCGGGGCCTGCACGTCCGACAGCCAGCCCAGCGGCATCCCACCGGCTCGTGGCACGAGGTCGTCGTAGACGACATCCAGCGACGCCTTGATGTCGTTCTCGTCCACCCACGGCCCGGCCTGCGGGTCGTCCGGCTGGCGGTCGAGGTGCGCCTTGGCGCTGTCCCGGCTCATGCCTGCTCCTCCCGCCACTGCTTCCAGCGGTCCAGGTGCGGCCGGTTGACCTTCAACCCGGCGGTGCGCACCAGCGTGATCTGCGCCCCGGCGTAGGCGGGGGCGCTCACCATCGACGTTTCGAACATCCGGGCCTCAAGCCGGGTGACCCTCGGCGGGCGGGTGTCCGAGCCGGGGTCGATGTCGCTGCGGATCGGCTGGAAGCCGACGCTGAGCCCGGTGATGAAGTCGTCCTGGGCCATCCGGTACGCCTTGTCGGCGACCTCGTCCACGCCCTCCGGGATGATCTCCCAGGTGCCGATCAGCCCGCGCTCGGTCTCCTCCCAGCCGACGCTCTTGCCGACCGGCCAGGTCTTCGTGTCGTGGAACATGTGCAGCGGCATCGACTTGCCGCTGGCGGCCATGTTCTTGATCGAGCGCTTGAACACGCCCGGCGCCAGCACCTCCAGGTACACCCCGCCGATGGGGGTCTCCTGGTTGTACGGGGCGGCCATCCCGGTGATCAGCCGACGCCCGCTGTCGTCATCGACCGCTCGGGCCTCAAGGGTGTCCAGGTGGAACACCCGCTGTTCCTCAAACTGCTGGGCTGCCATCGGACTCCTCCTGTACTTGCGTTTCGAACGGTTGCAGGCCGACCCGCTCCCGAGCCTCGTCCACGGT